CATGGTGTGAACACTGTTTCGTAACCACAATTCAAATTTTAAAAAATCCGGATAACCTATACTGTACAAAAACACAGTACCCCCATAAAATTTTATAAAAATTTGAAAAAACTCGAGGCAAAAAAAACCCCCGGGCATCTGCAGACGTTCCGGGGGTAAAGATGGCAACTGAACCATCGAGGAGAAGCAAAAATACAATCGCTTGCATTGTTGCCAAGAAGAAGTGTACACTAGCGCCAACGAGGAAGCAACTGAAACGGATTCCTACGCATGTTAGATCATTTGGTGCATTTTGAACCTGAGGTCACCTCTCGGGAAGGCTTTGAAAAACTGGACGACGCGTCGCCCGAGGATGTCCTGTCTGCGCAAGTTACTACAGAGCAGTGGTTAGCAGAGCTGGGTGTGGACGATGACGAGTCTGTTGCAAACCAACAACAGACACAAGCTGCGCGAAAAGCTTTCAACACGCTGACTACCAACTCAGATACTGCGGAGCAAAAAGCTTCCCTTGCAGAACTTAAGACTCCCCCTGCTGTACGCCACTTGACGGGTATGCTGGCTGCGTATGACTGGCAGTTCATTGATATGGCGCAGGAGATCCGGGGCTACACAGTGGCAAAACTGGTTGAGGAGACTAAGTCGCCCAACGCCAACATCCGGTTAAAAGCTTTGATCGCGCTAGGCAAAGTCACGGAAGTCGGGCTGTTTACTGAGCAAATTGAGGTCAAAAAGATTGAGATGAGCGACGCTGAAGTTGAGCAGCGCATCAAGGATAAGTTGGCTAAGTTCATGGGAGTGATAGACGTGGTGGACGTTTCCGAGCGCCCAGAAGATATCCCACCTGTGCAGAATGATGGGTCAGAGAGCACAGATGAATCTTGAACAGTTTACGTCTATAAGCAAAGTTGAGCTGGAAGCCATACAGAAAGCGCTTCCGCACATGAGCTTGCATGACAAGATTGAGCTTCTTGACGATATAGAAGTGCGAGAACGCCGCGCCAGTCTGCAAGCTGCTAAAACAAACATGCTGGGCTTTGCTACTGCGGTGTATCCGGGCTTTAAGATTGGGCCGCACCATAGGAAGCTGGCAAAAATCTTCACAGATGTGGTTGAAGGCAAGAAAAAGCGGGTGATTATCAACATCGCGCCGCGTATGGGCAAGTCGGAGTTCAGCTCTTACCTGTTCCCTGCGTACTTTCTGGGCAAATACCCCAACAAGAAGATTATCATGGGCACGCACACGGCGGGTTTGTCTGAGGACTTTGGTCGGCGGGTACGAAATTTGATTGACTCAGAGGAGTATCGCGATGTTTTTCCTCAAACATTGGTGGCAGACGACCAAAAAGCCGCTGGTAAGTGGTCTACAAGCGCTGGCGGTCAGTACTATGCTGCTGGTGTCGGGGGCGCTCTTGCTGGTCGTGGTGCTGATTTGTTCGTTATTGATGATCCTCATTCCGAGCAGGACGTTAAAACAAATAGCAGACTGGCTTTTGATACCGCATGGTCGTGGTTCCAGACAGGGCCGCTCCAACGTTTGATGCCGGGCGGGGCGATCATAGTCATTATGACTAGGTGGTCGCTGTTGGACTTGACTGGGCGGCTGCTTGACTACCAAGCCAAGAACCCAGAGGCTGTGCCGTGGGAGATTGTGGAGCTGCCTGCGATACTGAACGAAGACAGCGAGGACGAGAAGTCACTTTGGCCAGAGCAGTGGCCTCTGGCATCTTTGAAATCAACAAAAGCGTCGCTTGACCCACGGTATTGGAACGCGCAGTACATGCAGCAGCCCACATCTGAGAACTCAGCCGTCATCTCACGCAGGATGTGGCGTAGTTGGGAGAAGGATGACCCCCCAAAGTGTGACTACATCATTCAGTCTTGGGATACGGCGTTTGAAACCAAGAACAACTCTGACTATTCAGCATGCACCACATGGGGCGTGTTCTATAACGAGGAAGAGAATGACTCACCGCAGCTGATATTGCTCGACGCGTTTAAAGACCGGATGGCTTTTCCAGAACTTAAGGCCGTGGCGCTCAAACATTGGAAAGAGTGGGAGCCAGACGCGTTCATTGTGGAGAAAAAGGCAGCTGGCGCACCACTAATACAAGAACTTCGGGCCACTGGCATACCGGTGCAGGAGTTCAGCCCGTCACGGGGCAACGACAAGATGGTGCGTGTGAACGCAGTTGCAGATTTATTCAGCAGTGGTAAAGTCTGGGCACCTGACACACGCTGGGCACGGGAAGTAATTGAAGAGATGGCGGCGTTTCCTGTTGGGGAACACGACGACTACGTGGATACGACAACACAGGCGCTGTTGCGATACAGACAAGGTGGGTTTATTGCTCTCGACTCAGACGAGAAAGAAGACCGGCTGTATGGCTACGGGCGCAAAGCGGCATACTATTAAGGAACAACATGGCAACGAACATCGACAAAGCGCTGTACCAACAACCCGTTGGCATCGACGCACTTGCAGAGCAAGAGTCCCCCATTGAGATCGAGATCGTTGATCCCGAAGAAGTCACCATCGGCATGGATGGTATGGAGATCAGTTTGATCCCCGATGAAGACAAGGACGAAGAAGGTTTTAACGACAACCTTGCCGAATACGTTTCTGCTGGCGTTTTGCAATCCCTTGCTGGCGATTTGGCCGGAGACATTGATAACGATAAAGCGTCGCGCAAAGAGTGGGAGAAGTCTTACATTGAGGGTTTGAAACTGCTCGGCCTTCAGATGGAGGAGCGCACAGAACCTTGGAACGGCGCGTGCGGCGTGTTCCACCCCATGATTACAGAAGCGGTTGTTCGCTTCCAAGCCGAGACAATCACCGAGACGTTCCCTGCTCGTGGCCCCGTGCGTACCAAAATTGTAGGTAAAGACTCCCCAGAGACACGGGAGAAAGCGGCCAACGTTGAAGAAGACATGAACTTTGAGTTGACAGAGAACATGGTTGAGTTTCGTGCTGAGCACGAGCGCATGTTGTGGTCACTGCCAGCTACGGGTTCAGCGTTTAAGAAGGTGTATTTTGACCCCAACCTTGGCCGTCAAGTTTCGATGTTCATTCCTGCCGAGGACATCATCCTCCCATACGGCGCGACAGATTTAGATACATGCCACCGCGTCACGCATGTGATGCGTAAGACCAAGAATGAGATTATCAAGCTGCAGCAGTCGGGCTTTTACCTAGACACAGAGCTGTCTGACCCAACACGCGAGCAGACAGACATTCAGAAAGCCAAGGATAAAGAGACAGGCTTTAGTGACTTAAACGATGAGCGCTACATCTTGCTTGAGTGCCACGTTGACCTAGACCTTGAAGGCTATGAAGACGAGGACGAAGATGGCGAGAAGACCGGCATCATGTTGCCATACGTTGTGACAATCATTAAAGGTACGAACGACATCTTGTCTATTCGTAGAAATTGGAAAGAAGACGATGACCTCAAACTTAAGCGCCAGCACTTCGTCCACTACCAGTACATCCCCGGCTTTGGAGCCTACGGCTTTGGCCTCTTCCACCTCATTGGTGGCTTTGCCAAATCTGCGACATCTCTCATGCGCCAGTTGGTGGATGCGGGCACACTGTCGAACTTACCGGGTGGACTCAAGTCCCGTGGCCTTCGGATTAAAGGTGATGACACACCGATTGCCCCCGGCGAGTGGCGAGATGTAGACATTGGCTCTGGCAACATTCGGGACAATATCCTGCCGCTGCCATACAAAGAGCCTAGTGCTACGCTGTACAACTTGCTCAACAACATTGTTGAAGAGGGCCGCCGTTTTGCGTCTACTTCAGACATGAAAGTAGCCGACATGAGCGCGAACGCGCCCGTGGGCACAACGCTAGCTTTGCTTGAGCGCCAGCTTAAAGTCATGTCTGCTGTGCAGGCCCGTGTGCACTTTGCATTGAAGCAAGAGTTAAAACTCTTGAAGAACCTGATCCGTGACTACACGGATCCAGATTACACATACGAACCAGAGTACGGCAACCGCAAAGCTAAGCAAGCGGACTATGACTTGGTAGATGTGATCCCTGTGTCTGACCCCAATGCGGCGACGATGAGCCAGCGTGTGGTGCAGTACCAAGCCGTGATTCAGATGGCGCAGATGGCTCCGGACATTTACAACTTGCCAGAGTTGCATCGCGGGATGCTGGACGTGCTGGGTGTTAAGAACGCTGACAAGCTTGTACCAATTGAGGACGATCAGAAACCGATTGACCCTGTGCAAGAGAATCAAAATGCGCTCAAGGGCACACCGCTCAAGGCGTTCAAGACGAGAAGTTGCCCCCGCAGGTGGAGATCGCGCTCTCAGGCATGATGGCTCAAGCGGCCAATCAGGTGTTGATGCAGAACCAAGCGCAAGCTGCCCAGCAGCAGGCACAGCAACAAGCACAAGACCCGGTCTTGCAGCTTCAGATGCAGGAGTTGCAGATCAAACAAGGCGAGCTGGAGCTCAAGAAACAAAAGCTGATGATCGACGCCGCTATTGCTTCCGACAAGCAGGCGCTAGAAGAAGAGAAAGTCAAAGGCAACTTGGAGCTGGACTCTCTCAAGGTCGGTGCACAGATCAACGAGAGCAAGACCAAACAACAGTTTGAGCAAGAGCGTGCAGGCGTACAGCTGGGCACTGACATTGCAAAGAGTAAAGCCCAGCTGGATTTACAAGCGCGAACTGCAGCAATGCAGCACGCATCAAAAAACCAACCTAAACCAACCAAATGATTCAAGACTTCGCACGCGTATTGCGCGAAAAATTACGCACGGACATGAACAACTACGCCGACGATCTCGCTGGCGGTTCGTGTCGATCATTTGAAGAATATCAAAAACTCTGTGGTGTTATTTCGGGTCTAGCACTCGCAGAGCGTTATCTACTAGACCTGCTGCAGAAAGTTGAAGAATCAGATGAGTAATCTTGATTTGTCTCCCGGTGCTTTTGCACTGCCTGAAACCATCGAGCCTATGGTGGCCCCCGCCCCAGAAGCTACGGACGAAGAAAAAGCACGACAACTACCCGACCCCACAGGTTGGAAGATTTTGTGCGCTGTGCCAGACGTCTCTGACAAGATTGAAGGTACGGATTTGTACAAACCGACAGCCACCATGCGTCAAGAAGAGCACTCAACAACTGTGCTATTTGTGATGAAAGTTGGCCCAGATGCGTACAAAGACACCGCCAAGTTCCCCGCAGGAGCATGGTGCAAAGAAGGTGATTTTGTGCTTGTTCGTACCTACTCAGGTACACGAGTCAAGATTTACGGTAAAGAGTTCCGTCTCATCAACGACGACCAAGTTGACAGAGCCGCTACAGAAGCGCGTCGAAAAAATGTACCTCTTTCAGATGCAAGACGAGCAGCAAGAGTTAAATGGGCTGAGAACAACCAAGCGTATTTCACGGCGATGCGATCTTATCGCAGGACGTTGGAGAAGGCCCTCAACCCATTTGAATTTTGGGTGCTACAGGAAGCTGTATCACTTGCTCGGTTGAGAGAACACGTTGTTGGCGGCCATTGGCATGTCGATCATGTGCTACCGGTGTCTAAAGGCGGCGACAGTCGCCCGGACAATATACAAGTCGTACCGGCGATTTGGAACCGACGAAAGTCAAACGTACACACCGAACGTTTTATTGGTGCATAAGGAGTAAAAATGGCTATAAAAGACGAATTTAAGTTCCCCGACGAAATCGACGACAAAAAAGAACCTGAGATTGAAATCGAGGTGGAAGGCGACGTTGAGATAGAAATCGAAGACGACACGCCTGAACGTGACAGGGGCCGCAAGCCCTTGGACAAAGAAGTTCTTGATCCGACCGACGAAGAAATTGAGTCGTACTCCGACAAGGTGAAGAACCGAATCAAAGAGTTGACCCACGCCCGTCACGACGAGCGCCGAGTCAAAGAAGCCACGATGCGGGAGAAACAAGAGCTAGAGCGTCTTGCACAGCATCTTGTAGAAGAAAACAAACGCCTCAAGCAGAACGTCTACACAGGACAGGAAGCTGTTATTGAAGGTGCTAAACAGCGTGCCGATTCCGAACTGGATATGGCGCGTCGCAAACTCAAAGCGGCCCAAGAATCTTTTGACACGGACGCCATCATTGAAGCCCAAGAAGCGGTGATGGACGCCAAGATTAAAGTTGAACAAACAAAAAATTATCGTCCAACCCCTTTACAGGAAGATAATTTTGATGTACAAACTCCACAAACCCAGCCTGCAAAGGCTGAGCCCGACGAAAAGACACTGCGCTGGCAGGCAAAAAACCAGTGGTTCGGCGCTCAAGGGTTTGAGGAATACACCAGCTACGCACTAGGGCTGCACCAGAAACTAGTCACAAACGGGGTTGACCCCCGCTCTGAAGAATATTTCGAGCAAATTGATGCTCGCATGAAGTCGACGTTCCCTGATATTTTCAGTGGAGCACGAGACAAAAGGTCTGGTGAGGCAGTCAAGAAGCCTTCCACGGTCGTTGCTTCTGCATCTCGTTCTACGAGCGCAGGAAAGGTGAAGCTAACTACGACGCAAGTTGCGTTGGCTAAAAAGTATGGACTAACCCCGCAGCAGTATGCTGCTGAAGTGATGAAATTGGAGAGACAGAATGGCTGAAACACAAGACCGCACACAACGTGATTTAAAAACACGCGAAAAACAAGTTCGATACGTTTACAAACCATCGAGCGCCCTGCCCGATCCGACACCTGATCCTGATTTTGAGTTTCGCTGGATTGCGACACACATTTTGGGGCAGTCTGATCCAACCAACGTGTCTCGTAAGACTCGCGATGGCTGGGTACCGGTTAAGGCAGTAGACCATCCGGAATTGATGATGGAAGGTAACGCTGTAACAGGCAACGTCGAAATTGGTGGACTCATGCTTTGCAAGATCCATAAGGGCCAATTACAGGCGATGGCTGAGTACTACGCCTCCCAAGCTCAAAACCAGATGGACTCAGTGGACAACCACTTCATGCGAAATAATGACCCAAGAATGCCGTTGTTTTCTGACCGCAAGTCGACAACAACACGCGGAGCTGGGTTTGGTTCTGGTTCTAAATAAACATAGGAGTCTTTCATGGCTTATCCAACGGTCTCGGCCCCCTACGGCCTACAACCGATCAACCTGATCGGTGGGCAGGTGTTTGCAGGTTCTACCCGCAGCATCCCTATCGCCAGCGCTTACGGCACATCCATCTATTACGGTGACATTGTGAAGTTTGCAACTGGTAATATCGTTCGTACAGCGCTGACATATACGTCTGCCACCTATGATGCCGGTACTGTCGGCGTCTTTTTGGGTTGCTCGTATACCAGCCCCACGACCGGTCAGAAACTGTTCTCACAGTACTGGCCTTCTGGCACCGTAGCTTCTGATGCAGTTGCTATCGTTGCTGATGATCCTGACACCTTGTTCAAGGTCGTTGCTGTTAATAACAGCGGCTCTAACGTCAGCACTACCATTGCCGCCTTCGGTCAGCAATTGGTTGGTTCTAACGCTTTTGTCGTAACTGGCAACACTGCGAACACAACCGCAGGTAACTCCGCAATTGCTATTTGCTTGGATACAAGCAATGCTCGTATTGCTACAACTACTCCTTTCCGTATCGTTGGTTTGGTGCCTGACACAGGTATCACTACAACTGCTACTTTGGGAGCCACTGCAACTAGCGCCAGCCAAACACTGTCTGCTGCCAACTCTGACATTAAAGTCGGTATGGCAATCAGCGGTACAGGCGTGACCGCAGGTACTTTTGTGACTGCAATCTCTGGTACGTCTTTGACCGCCAGCGCTTCTATCACTGGTACATCAGGGAACACTTTGACATTCGTTGGTTCGCCAGAAGTCATTGTGAAATTCAACTTTGGCTACCACAGCTACTACGCTGCGGCTGGTGTTTAAGGAGTAACTTAAAATGGCTATTTCACGCGCACAACTACTTAAAGAACTCCTGCCCGGCTTGAACGCCTTGTTTGGTTTGGAATACGCTCGCTACGGCGAAGAGCACAAAGAAATCTACGAAACAGAGAAATCTGAGCGTAGCTTTGAAGAAGAGACAAAACTGTCTGGCTTCTCTGCTGCTCCCGTCAAGAACGAGGGTTCTGCCATTGCTTATGACAATGCGCAGGAAGCTTTCACCGCACGTTACAACCACGAGACTATTGCTCTGGGCTTCTCCATCACTGAAGAAGCTGTGGAAGATAACTTGTATGACAGCTTGTCAGCCCGTTACACCAAAGCCTTGGCTCGCGCTATGGCTTACACCAAGCAGGTTAAAGCTGCATCTGTCTTAAACAACGGCTTCACAGGCGGTGGACTTGAACGAAACATCGTTGGAAAACGCTGTGATTCAAATCGCCGGTTGGACTGATGAGCGTGGTCTGTTGATCGCTGCTAAGCCCCGTAAGTTGATTGTTCCCCCAGCACTGATGTTCGTTGCAACTCGTTTGCTTGAGACTTCTTTGCGTGTTGGTACAACCGACAACGACATCAACGCGTTGAAAAACAACGGTTCTATCCCTGAAGGTTACACAGTTAACCACTTCTTGACAGATACGAACGGCTGGTTCTTGACCACTGATGTGCCTAACGGTTTGAAGCACTTCGAGCGTACTCCTCTGCAAAACTCCATGGATGGTGATTTTGACACTGGCAACGTCCGTTACAAGGCTCGTGAGCGTTACAGCTTCGGCTGGTCTGATCCTCTGGGTATCTTCGGTTCACCCGGTACATCCTGATATTTCTTCGGAAATATTTGAAAGGGGCCTTGTGCCCCTTTTTCTTTTGCTGTATATTGTCTTTAATCCGGGCTTTCCGGTACATCAAACAGTCCCGGCTGACGACATACCGATTGATGTACTTAACTTGTATGTAAGGACATATCATGGGATTCGCAACTCACCTTGGCCCTTGGCTCTTGGGCACAGTCAAAAACACTACTGGCACAACTGCTGGCACTATCCGCAACTTGGGCAACACCATTGTTTGCCAGAGTAAAAACGGCGTAGCGTACAACGACACCGCCGCATCTTCTGCATTCACAATCCCTGCTGGCTCATTGATTACTTCAATTCAGCTCTTGCAGACCACCACATTCACTGGTACATCCGGTGTTATCACCATTTATGCAAACGGTACAGCTATCGCCACTTGCGCGGCTATTACCGGCGGTACTGCTGGCGTGATCACTTTCACTGGCACTGCTGCTCAAATGTCTTCATGGGTTAACTCAGGTTCAACTGATGACATCATTACCTACACAATGGCAAGCAGCGGTACTTTAAGTGCTGGCGCTGGTACTTTGGTAATGGCTTACGCTGTTCGTGATTCTGATGGCTCAAGTGTTCCCGCTTCTTCTTGATAGGAGCGCAAAATGCGTGCTGTCGTACTTTCTGTTACGGGGATTAACAACTCCCCTGTCTACCCAGTAGACACCTACATCTCCCCCAGTAACATGGGGTTGGCTGTGGTTGTCTCTGGGACTATCACGTACAAAGTGCAATACACTTTTGACGATATTTTTGCGGCTGGTTACAGCCCAACAGCCGGTACAAGTACATGGTTTGACCATCCTACCTTGACTGGTTCAGCTTCGCTTAACTCCAACATTGCATACCCCGTGCGAGGCATTAGGATTAGTTCTTCTGCTGGTTCGGGCACTGCTACATTGACAATTATCCAAGCCGGTGGCGGAGGTAACGCATGAGCATTTCTACCGATATTACTGGGAGTGGTAGCGGCAATCAACTTTTGGATTTATTGGCGTTAGTCTCAAACCCAGACGCTTACAAAGCCAAAGTTGATGCACTAGAAGCGGCTACAGCAGAGAACAAAAAGTACGTGGAGGCCATTGGCCCCGCTACTGAGATTGTTGCTTTGCGTGATAAGGCTGCGGCTCAAAAGGAAGAGGCAGATGCACTGGTCGCTAAGGCCAATGCAGACGCTACAACCATTGTGGCCGATGCTAAAACGCAAGCTGCTGACATTGTTTCTACGGCTCAAACCAAGGCTAAGGATGTCACTGCCAAGGCTAAAACTGCTGAAACTAATGCCGCCGCCTCTACTGCAGCTGCTCAAAAGTTGATGGACGAAGCGGTTGCTGCACAGGATAAAGCTACAAAAGCATTGGCCGCAGCAGAAGGTTTAAACGCCGCTGCTGAACAAGCCAAAGCTGATGCTGAAGCCGCCAAGAAAGACGCAGAAGCTACCAAAGCAAGTATTTTGGCAAAGCACCAAGCCTTTATTGAAAGCTTGTAATGGCATCAGTAGTCGCCCTGACGGAACTATTGACGATCAACACGGGGGGTTCCCCCGTGACTCCGTCCAATCCGTTGCCTGTATCAATAGATGGGTTTACGATTGCGCAGCCTGATGGTCTGCCAGTTGTTCCTGCAAACATCACAGGTAAGTTCCGCGAGTCGTTTGAGAACTTCATACCCGGCGTTAACTGGAACCTGACCACGGGCAGTGGCGACATCGTGCAGACCGACGGTAACGCCGTCTCCGCCAGCTACTTGGTCATTTCCAAAGACCCGTTGCAGACAGCCACAGAGACAATTCTGACCTACATTGGCAGTTTTCCAATGCCTATTGAGACATCGGTGGGACTGTCAATGTCTCAGCGCACACTGGGCCAAGAGCTGTCGATGGAGTTGGTGAGCACCGAGACACCGCTCCCTCCTGTTGCGGATATTGCGATTTCAAGTATTTCTCAAAACGGAACAACCTTAATTGTTACTACAACCGGGCCGCATGGCCTAGTGCCGGGCAAGCGTATTGGCATTAAGGGCGTTACAAGTGACAGTCGGATGAACTACCCATCAGTGGTAGTTTCTTACACTGTTAGCGCTACGCAGTTTTATTGCGCTGCTGGCCCCGGTGGCACTATCCCAACTCTTACTGTCGGACCTTACACAAGCCAAGGCTTTGTGTATTTACGTTCAGCGCTTGGGTACGCGCAAAACGCGGCTGGTTCAACGGCCTCGGTTCAAGCAATTGCCTCTCCGTACACCTACTCATTTTTGCCCACTACAGAATATCGTTTTATTCTGAAGTCTGACATGGCGCAGGCTCTTGATGCCAACGTTGACTCAACAAGTATGCCAGCCTCCCGAGTATTGCGCACTCAGGTTGTTCCAGATCCAACAAAACAGTACACGCTTCGCTTTCGCTTTACCAACGTGGATTCTTTGCCAATTCCCAATGGCAAGATTGTGTCGGCGGTTAAAACAGGATCTTCAGTCGCAACAATCACTACAGCCGCAGCTCACGGGTTGACAACTGGCGACTATATAACCATATACGGCATTGGTGATTCCACAAACTTTGCAAACCAAACAGCGCAAGTTCCAGTTGCCTCTGTACCGACAAGCACAACATTAACTGTGACGTTTGGAGCTTCTGTAAGTGCGACATCTGCTGGTGGCCTTGTTTCTCGTTCCCAAGGTTCGTTGAATATTCAAGGTATTGCAACCCCAGTCATAGGAAACGCATCAAGCACAACCACTCAATTAACGTTGGGAGGTAGCGCGTCTTGGTCTTTGGTCATTGGCGACTATGTCAATGTGTATGGTTTACGCAACAGGGCAACAGGCGCTGATCTTGGCTTTGATGGGGCTTACAAAGTTGTAGATCAAGTCACGTCCACACTTGTTTTAGAGCCTTTGACTGGTACAACTCTGCCAGCACCCCTCACTTTGACAAACACGGGCGGAGCAGTCATTCGCCGCACTGACGCACGCATCTCGTTTGTTCGCATCTATGAATACCTGCGTGAGCGTGTAGAGGTCCAAGCAAACGGCGCAAACTCTGCATCTGTTCCAGTGGCTGTTAACGGCGGAAGCGTGTCAGTGTCTGGTTCAAGTGTTGTTCCAACTAACAGCAACACTTATTCCCTGCAATCAAGCACCAACTTGGCGGCAGGTGCAACCTTTACAGGTACATCGCAAAACATTGCGTCAAGCACCACATCTGGCACTGTCTACAACACGCAACTTGTGATTGGCGTTAACCACACCGCTGGTTTGGTTCCCGGCCAGTTATACCTTGACCTTGGAACTGAGACGACTTCCACAACGCCTACGGTCTGGTACCAAGCCTTGGCTGTTGCAATCCCATCAAACGCCAACTGGCAACAGTTCAGCGTACCAATTTCAACTCGCTACTACCGCTTGCGTTTTGTCAACGGCGCAACAGCGCAGACCAATTTCCGTATATCTACTTTCTTGACATACAACGGCGGTGCGCTGTCAAACGCTTACTCGTTTCCAGTTAACCTACAGTACGCATTATCCACAACCAACTTGGCTATCAGCGCAACATTTACAAGTGCTACGTTGGACTTTGGCGATACGATGAGCGTGTACCAATCCATTAACGCAATTGTGTTTGCTGACCAAGCAAGCGCGGCGAACGGGTTACAGATTCAAGTTAGCCGAGATGGTACAAATTGGCGTGTTGCGGCTCAAGTGGCTGTGGTTGCGTCAACATACACCACACTGAACGCCTCGTTGTTTCTTAGATACGCACGTATTGTGTACATTAACGGCACGGTAGCCCAAACTTCATTTGCCCTTGATGCACAGGTGGAGAGCCAATAATGTCTGAAATAAACGAATCCATCGCCCACATCTCCTGCAACCTCTGCGGCAAGCAGTGGCAAATCTTGAATGAAGAAGGAACAGACTGGGATGAGCAGTTAACAGCCGAGCAGTACCACGCTGAAGAACATGTTTGCACAGGAGCCGAATGATGGCAAAATCACCTGCATGGACAAGGAAGGAAGGCAAGAACCCCAAGGGCGGTTTAAACGCCAAGGGACGAGCCTCCGCGAAAGCGCAAGGTATGAATTTGAAACCGCCCCAGCCAGAAGGCGGCTCCCGGCGAGACTCTTTCTGTGCGAGGATGGAAGGGATGAAAAAGAAGCTAACCAGCGCAAAGACAGCCAACGATCCGGATTCACGGATCAATAAGTCTTTGAGGGCTTGGAATTGTAAGGATGGTGGCTATGTAACTGCGGCTGATGGCTGCGCTACAAAAGGCAAGACTAAAGGACGTATGGTATGACTCAGCACGACACAGCTAAAGCAGTTGCAGATGGCGCAGCAGTCTTGACAACTGTTGGCGTTATGGCTACGTGGCTCCCGCCTCTGGCCTCTTTGTTCACGATTATTTACCTTGGTCTTCGTATCTGGGAGTCTGATACTGTTCGTGAAATAACTAAACGTACTAAGGCTAAAGATGCCGTCGACGAGTAAGAAGCAACACAATTTCATGGCGGCGGTGGCTAACAACCCAGCGTTTGCTAAGAAAGTAGGAGTCCCGCAATCTGTGGGCAAGGATTTTACAACTGCGGACAAGGGCCGCAAATTTTCAAAAGGTGGTGATACTATGGCTTCTAAAATGAATGCTGGCTTCATGGCAATGATGGCTAAGAAAAAAGGCACTAGCAAAATGGCTGGTGGCGGTATGCCCGCTGCATTGGCAAAACATGCCGGTAAACCCGCTTCCAAAGCCCACGCGGGTTTAAAAGCTGGCGGCTCTGCCTGTAGTCGTGCTGACGGTGTTGCTTCAAAAGGTAAAACCAAAGGCTCAATGGTTAAGATGAACATGGGCGGCAAAGCCTGTTAAGGACGCACCATGAAACGTAGCGTTAACGAGTACGACGAAGGTCGTGGCGGAAGCGGCAAAGTTTTTAAAGCTCTTGAAAACAATGCAGGGCCAGCTTTGTTAGCGGGGAGTGGTGCGGCTGGTTATGCCGACTACAAACTTACAAAACAAAGAGAGCAGGACAAAAGCGAAGCCGCTGCTGAAATGAAGCGTGAGTCGCGCGGTGTTAAAAAACCAGCTAATTTCGATGCAGTTCAAGAAGCCAAACAAGACGCTAAAGACGCTAAAGATCGTAAGAAAATTAGCGACATGGGCTACGCCAAAGGCGGTATGACTGCTTCTAAACGTGCAGACGGTATTGCCATTAAAGGCAAGACCCGTGGAAAGATGTGCTAAACCATGATGGCTAGCCGTGGGATGGGGGACATCTCCCCCTCTAAAATGCCCAAGGGTAAGAAGACTGCCCGAAGGGATGACACTGACTTTACCCAGTACAAAGAGGGTGGGCCTGTTGGCTTGTATGCCAACATCCACGCAAAGAAAAAACGCATAGCCGCTGGGTCTAAAGAAAAGATGCGTAAGCCCGGACAGAAGGGTGCTCCCACTGCCCAAGCGTTTATTGATTCCGCTAAGACTGCGAGGAAATAATGGCCGTCTCTGGAACCACTGCATTTAATCTTGACCTCACGGAAGTTGTTGAGGAAGCGTTTGAACGCGCTGGTTCTGAGATGCGCACGGGCTACGACCTGCGCACTGCAAGACGAAGTTTGAATCTTCTATTTGCTGACTGGGCTAACCGTGGTTTGAACATGTGGACGTTTGAGCAGGGGACGATTCCTCTTGTTCCCGGTACGGCCACATACAACCTGCCTGCGGACACTGTGGACTTGATGGAGCACGTCATACGCACGGGCGCGGGGAGCGCCTCGACTCAAGCGGACTTGACCATCACGCGTATCAGTGTTTCTACTTACGCAACCATTCCAAACAAATTACAGCAAGCCAGACCTATTCAGGTGTGGATTGAGCGCCGTCAGGAAATCCCTACGATTACCGTTTGGCCTGTGCCGGACAACTCACAGACTTATACATTTGTATATTGGCGCTTGCGCCGCATTGATGATGCGGGTAATGGCGTGAACACGATGGACGTGCCGTTCCGGTTCTTACCCTGCATGGTTGCAGGTTTGGCTTACTACTTGGCGCTTAAGGTTCCCGGTGGTGCGGAGCGTTTGCCCGTGCTGAAACAACAGTACGATGAGGCTTGGGAGTTGGCATCTACGGAAGACCGCGAGAAGGCATCTGTGCGGTTTGTTCCTCGTCAAATGTTTATTGGTAGTGGTACATAATGGGCAACAGATTTGCTTCTGGTAAGAACAGTATCGCGATATGCGATCGCTGTGGCTTCCAGTTCAAATTAACGGCACTGCGCAAAGAGGTCATCAAGACCAAGACGTACAACCTGTTGGTGTGCGACACTTGCTGGGACCCCGATCAACCGCAGTTGCAGTTGGGTATGTATCCGGTGGATGACCCGCAGGCTGTACGCAACCCGCGTAGAGACACAACTTATGTGACTGCAGGGCCAAATGCAGGGGGCGATCCCACAGGCGGCAGTCGTGATATTCAGTGGGGCTGGAATCCAGTTGGGGGTGCCAGCAGTTTTGATGCAGCTTTAACACCAAACTACTTGGTGGCTAGAGCAAATGTTGGTACAGTAACGGTATCTTAAGGAGCTAATCATGGCATACACAAAAGCAGCGGACGGCGTCGCTAAACGCGGTAAGACAGACGTTCAAGTTTTCCCCAACAGCGGCCCCACCAAAGGGACTGACAAGGGTGGCAAGAAATCTTTGGGCGTTAAGAGCGAAGCGATGAAAGCGGTTGGCCGCAACATGGCGCGTGTGAACAACCAACGCGGAGGCTAATCATGGCTAAAGTTAACAATCTTCCCGCTTCAGCTTACGCAAAGCCGCACACAATGAGCGGCAAAACCGTTAGGGCTTCCACAACGCCCGGTAAAGATTCTGGTCTGGAGACGCTGGCCGCTATGCAGCCACGTATGAGTGTTGGCATGTACAACAACTCACAAGGCAAAGAGTCTGTAAAAGAAACCGGTATTAAAATCCGTGGTACTGGCGCAGCTACCAAAGGGGTGATGGCTCGCGGCCCAATGGCTT